TTTCCCTAAACTTGCTAACGCTCCATGTTTTTGTATCGAACCCATGAATGGTTTATAGATATAGTTTCCCATTTTTAATATACCTTAACCTGAGATTTATGCCAACATCTGCTGTCACTTAGCATATCTGCAACGGCTATTAAAGCCATTTCATCAAGACTTGATAATTGAACTAAACAAGTGTTTGCTTCTGGTAATCCACAATTCCATAATCCTTCATTTTTAGAACAGTTGTAACCCCAAAACTTACCAGAAGTTTTATATATGGGAAGATTACATAAGGCAACTTCAACAATACTTGCTCCAATGTCAGTCAATACAAAATCGTGAACACCATCAAACTCTAAATGATATGTTTGATTATCTTCTTCATCTAAATAAAATTCACGATTAGGGAATAATTGATTTTTCATCTTTTATAATGCTCAAATCTTGCTGACCTGGAAGCCCTAACGGCTATACTGTCACTCTCATCAATACCTTTAATTGATTGAGCATTAGGAAATAAATATTTTTGATCTTTATATGAATTATTCAGAGTTTCTTCGTTTCTAACAAGAGAAAGCCTTTCGTTGGGATTAAATAAATCAAGTAAAAGTAAAAAGCAATCTTCCTCTGATTTATATATCGGAGTTTCATCTTCGTTATATCCAATTAAAGGCGAACGTAAGGATTGAGGTAATTCAGCATTATGAGTAGCACTATACTCTAAACTTTTATTTCCAAGAGGATGGATTACCCAGTAACCCTTTCTTGAAGGTTGACCAGTTAAAAACAATACAGATTTTTTTGATTGAACAGACAATGCTCTAGCTTTTTGTATTTCTTGTGGATTAAAGGTGCTACCCTTTACCTCGGCATAAGTACTAAATTGTGGTAAATAAAAATCAGGTAAATATTTTCCTGGTTTACCTAGATCAAAACCTTCTGGCTCATACTCATATTCAATACCAGACCTGTCAAAAGCAACCATCCATCTTGCTTCTGTCCTGGATCTACAAAGATAACCCTTGTAGTAAGTCTCTATAGATTTAATCATAAGAAAAAGAGGGTCGTTAGACCCCCTATGAATGGCGATTATTTGTTCGGATTGAAAGGATTACCACCTTGCATTAGTTCCTTAATATCGAAACCATTATCCTTTGCTTCTGTATAAGTAGCTTCAATTAAAGAGTCTGTACCTTTCTTACGGGGAACTGCTCTTAAACTGTACTGAGTTTTTAAACCAGTTCCGTCCCTTGAAAGAACAAAATCCCAAGCTAATAAATCGGCATAATCTTCCATCTGACTAATTTTGTCAAATTCATTGATAATGCCCTTTTGTGTAGCCTGGAAAATTTTTACTTCCTGAGACTCGTGCTCAAATACTGGGACAGCTAAACCAAACTTGGCTGCTTCTGGTGCAGTACCCTCTCTGTTCAATCTACGACTGAAATCCTTACCCATTTCAATATCAATATCGTCCTGTGTAGGAGTGTCTGCAAATCTAAAAGGCTTTAATTTACCCTCTGCTGATTCGCCCCAAACTTCAAAAAACTCTAAAGGCTGATCGTCTAGTAGTGCAAAACGTACACTACCTCCGCTTTCGAGTTTTGTTGGGTTGATGTAACCACCTGTTTCTGTGGTAGCTACTGCTGATCGTGCTTTTTCTGTTAGAAATGGCATTTGTTTAAATGTGCTTGTAGGCTTTTGCCTGGTGCATTTCTATTGTAGTACATGGACATATGAATGTAAATATACTACAATTAAAAAACCCCCAAGATGGAAAGAACCTTGAGGGTTTGAACACATACGTCCACAGTAGGTATTGTATCACATGAATCTGCAACAGTTTGTAAAGAAGTTACCAAAACACCTCGTTTATGCTCCGATATATCGCAAAGGAGTAGAGATAAAATCTAAAGAAGGCAAGACATTAAAGGCAACAGGTAAGAATCCTTACGGGGAATCTTATGAAAGGAATTTTTCTCCCGATGATGTTGCTTATGTATTAGAAAAGCACCCCAATCGTTTTGGTGCTGTTGGGCTATTTACTGGCCTTAAGGGAAAGGGTCTAGTGATTCTTGATGTAGATAGAAATTTAGCGATCCATAAGAAGAAATGGGGAGACTCTTTAAATGGTGCTCCTTGTATTACAAGTACAAAGAAAAATGCTGCAAAGTATGTATTTAAAGTTCCTGAAGAGTTATGGGGAAGTGTAAAGGGAAGATTTCTTTCCGAGCAAACTTCTACCTGCTATGAAATCTTATGGAACAGACAAGGTTTAATATTCGGTGCTTATCCAGGTTCAACTACTTCTTCAGAAGGTAATTATGGTTTTGAAGGAGATTTAGACAACATACCAAACGCTCCAGATTGGCTGTTAGCTGAAATGAAGTCTTTAAGGGCGAATGAAGAGAAAGCAGGGTTTATAAAAAATAGAAGTGGATTAAATCTTTCAGATAGAACTGAAGATGAAAGGGCACAAATTATTCAAGAGTGTTTGAGTGTTATTCCTACTAAGGGAGCAGGAAGTAGAGAACATTGGTTACACGTTGGAATGGCTATACATTCTGAACTGCCAAATGATATTGGTTTTGAGCTATGGGTAGCTTGGTCTAAAGAAGATCCCGATTACATAAACGATTGGGATAGAAATAACCCTTGTGAGGCCGTCTGGAAGTCTTTTAAAGGCTCTGGAAGAGGTTTAGGTTCTTTGATCCATGATGCAGATGAAGTCGATCCAAAGAGGCTTAGGTTTAGCCCTGTAAGTTTAGATATTGTAGAGAAAGCTCAAAATGAGCTTATGGTTAGGACTAGAAGAGTAAAAATGTCCTTCCAAGATGTGAAGAAGGAATATATGCGTATCTGTGAAGATGTTGCCGATCCAGGGGAGCAAGATTTTTTAATGCACCAGTTAGCTGTTGATAATGAGTTCAAAGATCTTGAAAGACTTGAAAGCTGTTTAATGAGTAGTGAGGCTTTTGATTTAGGTAGTGAGGAAATGACTGCCTCTGAGTTAGATGCTGAAGATCTTTCCAGGAGCTACGTTATACCAGAAATACTTCCCACTCCTGCTGTTTTACTTCTCTATGGTGCGGGTGGAGATGGTAAATCAATGGCTGCATGGGCATTAGCAAAACACATATCTCTTGGTTTACCTTTTGAAGTACAAAACAATATCGTTCCAATTAAAAAAGGTAAGGTTTTGATTCTTAATGCTGATCAGCCAAAGGTACAGTTGCGTGAACAGTTAAGGGAACAAGATTACAAGATGGACGAAAATACTGTTGTTATTAATGGTTTTCAGATTAAGCGTGAATACTATTTCGCTCAGTTAATCAAAAAGCACAAACCAACATTAGTTGTTATTGACTCTTTAATTGGTTCTTCTGCGGGTAGGGCTTTCGATGAAAATAAGAGTTCCTTTGCTTCGCCTCTCTACAGACTTACCAACAATAATGGTCATAGTTTTCCCGCTACAACTATTTTGGTTATTCATCACGCTAATAAACAAGGTGGATTTAGAGGTACAAGTTCTATAAGGGACGCTGTTGATGAAACATGGAAACTCAGCAAACCAGATAAGGACTTGGCTGCACAGTTAGGTAGTAATACAAGAATTATAAAAGTTGAAAAGAGTAGGTTCAGTCGTATGGGAGGTGCTTTACTTCTTAAACAACAAGCTGATCTCAGTTTTGAGTTAAAGGACTACAAACCAAAATTAGAGGATTCCTCTCCTGCTTCAATTATTGATCGCATATTGGAAAAACTCAGGACTGTTTATCCAGAGACTAGAGCCAGGATTGATCTTAATGCCGACCCATTGATCGGTGGTAATGTAACCGCTATTAGAAAGTCTCTAGAAAGATTAGTTGATAGAGGATTGATTCAGATTTGGGAGCAAAAACCTTCGGTAAATGGTGGACGTCCCACTAACTACTACAAAGCAGTCCTCGTGCGGGGAGATAAAAAATCTGTCGCATTGGATAGTAAACCTAGTGATAACAGGGATTTAGCAATGCGACAGCAGAATAAAAAAGAAGGTTGTCGCATTGGTACGGAGCAAGCAATGGGACAGGATAAAAATAAATCCAACTGTCGCATTGATAAAAGCCCGTCACAACAGGGATCTACCCCCAATGCGACAGGTAACTTATATTCCCCCGTGCGAGGGAAGGACAATAAAGCATGGAAGGCTTGGGAATGAGACAGACTAACGTAACTATTTATTGCCACCGCAGAGGGAAGGACGCTCCATTAGCTTCCGTTCGTTATACAAAATATGATGATCTAGGTAGGGTTACAGATGTTGACCAGGTGGACTATGAAGATAAAAACTATTTTCATAGTGAGGTTTTACAGGCTGTTCATTGCGGTATAGATGTTCTTATATATACTCATCTTGACGGTTCGGGATTACAAAAGAAAATACAAAAGTGGACATAAGTTAACTAATGTACTACACTAATAGATATAAATTTATTGTCGCTACACATGACAGAACAAAATTACTCCGTTTTTTACGGCATTAAAGAGCTTCATCGCCTACACGCAGCATCTAGCCTTTCATTTGATACAGAGACATTACAGCTTCAGCCAGAAAAGGGTAAGTTGAGATTACTCCAACTTGGCTGTTACACCTCAAAAATTATAGTTGTTATTGACTGTTTTGAACTTACAGAAAATAACTGGAATTATTTACGGAGGTTCTTTACGAACGGAGCTAGATTTTGGCTCGCACATAATGCAGTTTTTGATTTAGGTTGGCTTCAAGAACATGATATAGATGTACGAGGTCGGGTTAGATGTAGTATGCTAGCAAGCCGACTGCTTACAAATGGCATACCAAAAACTCAGCATGGTTTGGCTCATGTCGCCAAAAGATATTTGGATATAGAAGTTTCTAAAGAACAACAAAGATCTGATTGGGGAGCCGATGTATTAAGTAAAGCCCAACTTGAATATGCAGCTAAAGATATAGAAGTGCTTCTTGAGTTGGATCAGGTACTAGATGAAAGAATACAGGCTAATCAACTTATGGAGGCTTACACATTGGAATGTTTAGCTCTACCTGCTATGGCTCAAATGTGGCGAACTGGACTTCCCTGGAATCGTTCAGCACTTGAACAAAGACGTATTGATTATGAAGACGATTTAAAGGAAATGTCTAAAGAGTTCTTAAGGGAATTAGATAATGCCTTGCCTGAAACAGACAAGTTACCAAGGGAACGTGACGGTTCTTTTAATCTTCGTGCAAAGGACGAAGGTTCTGTAAGGTTAGGTACAAAGAAATATGCAGGATTTAATATTAATAGTCCAAAACAACTACTAGAAAAATTTACCCTTATTTTGGGATCTCCACCTGTAGATGCTGATGGTAAACCAAGTGCTTCCAGACAAACATTAAAGGCGTTTGCTGCTGATTCTGAAATAATACAAACTTATTTAGTGTGGAAGAAAACAGAAAAGCGTAGACAAATGATTACTAGCATCATGGATAAACTTGACGATAAAGGTTACGTTAAAGCCTCTTATATGCAACTGGGGGCGGACACAGGCAGAATGTCTAGTATTAAACCTAATAACCAACAAATACCCAGGGATTCCGAATTTAGACAATGTGTAGAAGCTCCTAAAGGTTGGAAAATAGTTGATGCTGATTTTTCACAAATGGAACTACGTCTTGCTGCTGCTTTAGCTAATGACAAAAACATGATAGAAGCGTTCCAAAATGGGGAAGATTTACACGACTATACTGCTGAACGAATGGGGTGCGATAGACAGATAGCCAAGTCAGCTAACTTTGGTTTGCTTTATGGAGCAGGAGCAGAAGGTTTGCGTAACTACGCTGGTAGTAGTGGTGTTTTGATGACGCTCGAAGAAGCAAAAACAGTTCGTGATAACTGGTTGCGTACCTATAAAGGGATTCACGCTTGGCAGAATGAAAACTATCAGATTTCAAAAAGATCTTCTGGTAATGAATGGGCTGAAACTCGTATTCCTTTATCGAATATGCGTAGGTATCTTAAAGGCGATCTTAACAGAGTAACGGTTAGATGTAATACTCCGATCCAAGGTGCGGGTGCTGCAATATTAAAGTGTGCATTAGGTAACTTATGGGCAGAAGTTAAAGCCTGTGGCGAAGATAAAGTAAGGATTGCAGCAGCAGTACATGACGAACTAATACTTTTAGTTAAGGAGCAGTTTGCTGACGCATGGGCTGAAAAACTTAAGAGTATTATGGAAGATGCGGAATCAAAATGGTTAGGCTCTGTCCCTGCTGTTGCTGAAGTATCTGTAGGAAACACTTGGGAGGAAACTCATTGACCAAAGAACAAAAAATCGAAGCTGCTAAAAAGCGTATAAAGGAATTAGAAAAACTTATCTCAGAGTGGTCTAAATAAAATGGTTAGAATCTTAAATACTACAAAAGGCTGGTGTTATGAAAATAAAAATGGGGTGTCTTATTTTAAGACGCTCCATGAAGTTATGGCTGCTGCATATGCAAAGGAATTTAAGAAAAAACCCTAGTTTAATAGAGCCGATTTACCTTTTTGGTGGTAAAGTAGTACAAGAGAGACTTATTAAATGGCATTAAAGCACGGAAACAAAAATTATTATCAAGTTTTAATCGACCCACATAGATCCGAGTTGATTGAAGAGACAGCTAAGAAACAAGGTCTAAAGGGTACTGCGTGGGTTAGAAAAGCAGCTTATGATCAACTACAACGTGAGTTTTCTAGTGCTGAATACAAGATTGCTGAAGCAAAAGACAAACTTTTGTGGAGAGAGTCAGTACAAAGAAGAATTGACGGCAGGAAAAACAATTCAGGGGAATGATGGAATCAGGATTAGTAGGACAACGCTTCGATGTTGGAGATAGGGTAACTCGTAAATCCATTTTTACTGCGAACGAGGCATTTGTAAAACGCTATGGAAGAATAACTAAAGTTTTACTTAAACATAACCGAAAAGGATCTACAGCGTACTACTACCAGGTTGACTGGAGCGATGATAGAACAAGTGAACACGCACAACATACTCTAGTCCGTGCCGTAAGTTAAAGTTTTATAACAGGTGACATAGTGATGGCACTTTGTTGCTATACTTCTAAGGAAGTTAAAATTTATTATGACCACAAAAAAACTTTACAAAATCAAAACAAAAAGTATTTTATACGAAGTGTTTGAAGTAGAAGCTGAGTCTTATGACAAAGCTCTTGACCTTATGCTGCCTACTGTTTATGACGGACAAGACTGCTCTGCTTATCCAGTAGATGTAGAAAGAGTTGGTTGGTGGTTCGATGGCTACGGCAAGTCTGTACTAGATGAAGATGACGAACATAAAGGTTTGTTTGGAATCCCAATAACTGAAGAACAGGCGGATAAAACTCCTTATTATGAGATAGTCAAGCCAGAAGGTTCTTTTCCAGGTGACTACAGAGAACCTACGGAAGAAGAATGGGTAGCCGACCAGAAACAAGCTTTAGAAGACGGAAGGCTGTCTGTTTAACATCTGAGGCAAGATCCGCCTTTTGGTAGAGGTGTAGTTACGCTGCTTTTTTGTAATCTTGAGAACCATGACCCTCATATTCTGTCCAACAATTTTACAAATGATATTACAAGTTCCCTTCGAGGATTTAGTGGGGGGTCTAAAGGGGTAGTTTGGTTCTCCTGAATAATTTACTCACTAAATAAGCTAACTTGATCTGTAAGTCCTCATCTTACTCTAGTACAATAAAAAAGATGACCACTAAAAAAGAAAAACTTATCAGAACTACAGTCCAACTAAGTCCTCATCAACATAGGGCATTAGAAAATCTTAGTGGCCCTGGTAAGTCTATATCTGCCTTGGTTAGAACCGCTATTGATGAATACTTAGAGCCTTACTACGAACAAAACTACGAGAATCAAAAACTAGATCGTATGCTCGAAGAGGCTAAGGACAAAATAGAAAAACTACAGGAAGATGCTTACGAAATGAGGGACATTTTTGAAGATTTAAAAAGTAAGGTATAAAACATGAAGAGAATTACATGGGTCGAGTGCCCAGGCTGTAAAATGTACAGCGATCAAAAGGTTATCGTCTCTCAAAGAAATTCAAAATTCGTAGTTGTACGAAAAAGACTTTGCTACGAATGTGGACATAAATGGTACACGATCCAATATCCAGAAATGATCGTGCCCGATATACAGGCTCGTTATGCTTCCCGTGAATGATTCTTCCGATGCTTCATTACTTTTCGGATAATTCTTAACTGCTCCATAAACAGACGGGCTTTATAAAGGAATTTGTTTTTGATTTCTGGGGTTTCTAAGATGGCTAGTTTTGCCTCTAACTCCACCATACGCATCATTGCATTAGACAGCACAACTTCGCTCTTTGCATGATTTTTCATTAGGTCTATACAAAACGCCTTTACCTTATCTGTATCTTCGCAAGCCA